GGGAAAAATGCTCACTTAGCTGCATCGGGTTTCTTCGTCAAAGTAAGTATCTTCTCCAGCGTCCTGCCGCCAAAGTAAAAACTCATAATTAGCATCCCCCATTGACCAAGCAGTTCGACGTACCGCTGGTTTGTATCAATCCCAAAGGCACTCATCATGGCAAAGACAAAGTAACCAGTAAGGATGGCAATCAGGGTCATAGGGCGGATGTTCTTAGACAGCCAAGAGTCCGAGGCCATATCCGCTTTGAGGCGGTCTGTCAGTTCGTGCTGTTCTGCTACGTCAGCATTGAGTTGAGCAAGTTCCCCGTTTTGCTGCATCGCCAATAGCTTCAGCTTGGCAGACTCGGCAGCAGCAGGGTCGGGGAAGAACTTGTCGATCATCTTTGAGCCGATGTCGAGCAACGCACCTATGGGAAACATTATTTTTCGTGCCTTTTATTTTTTTAGCATGAATGACAAGTTTGCGTGGCGTGGGTACTGCACTACTCTGTCGCCTTCTGGACATTTGTATTTAATTGTTGCTAGTAAAGTTGCGTTGCCTTCAGCAATTTTTTCTTTTTTTGACATTTTAAGTTGATAGGTAAAAGTGTCAATATCTGGCCCAGCGGGGCCGCTAAACTTGGCGGCTGTGGTAGTGGCTTCATGCACCATGCCAGCGGCATCACGAACGCTAGGAATAAATCCTTCGACTGAGCAATCGTCGCGTTTCTTAATTCTGGCAACTGTCACATTTATTGTTTGGCTTGAATCTGCCACAATATTAAAATGTTCCGGTTTCCATTCGATGATCGCTTTATCAAGCCACCCAAATTTATCAGCTAGTGTGTAGCTACCGCCTAAAGCAGCAATACTTGCAGCAACAGCAGCTATAATTTTGGTTACGTCCATTGTTGCTAATGCACCTTCACCACCAACGACAGCAGCAGCATGATGATTGCACCAGCAACGGCTAAAATAATATGTTCCATCCTCTTAATCCGCAAGATGGTTTCCTTCCACCGTTCGGCACAAACGGCTTCATGGGACATAAATCTAGCTTCTAGTTCAGTCACGGCATTTCAACCCAAGCGAGAGTTTCCTCATTCCATGTGTACCGTTTATCGTCAACGGGCATAGGAGTCGGCGCAGTCCACTGGCAAGTCTCTTCGACTAAAGTCCAGCTTGGGAAAGGTTTAGGCGGGATAAACGCATCGCGTCCAGCATCAAAGGTAAATCCGATACCGGCGTAATTCTTACGTTTATTCCCGTTGTAGGAAGTCTGCTTCCACTCCCCACCCAAGAGCCGCTCACAGAACGCAGCGCCGAGGTACTCTTTCTCAACGCCTTGGGAGTCAGCCGTGTCCGTGTTTGATACGACGATGACCTGAGTGACTACACCGTTTTCTACTCTAGCAAAATGTGCCATGTTTATCCCTTTACCATGTGATTATTACGATACCTGAACCGCCAGTTTTTCCGCCGTTACCTGCGCCTCCGTTATACCCGCCGCCGCCACCGCCGCCTGTGTTTGCAGTTCCGGCAACTGCCCCAGTTGTTGTAGCCGCGTCCGCGCCTCTACCGCCACCACCTGCTCCACCTGCTCCAAAGGTTGCTGTATATCCCGCGCCCCCTCCACCGCCAGCATAAGTAACGCTAGAACCACTTAGGCTGTTTGCTGTACCCGCGCCACCAACTCCCGCAACAGATGTGTCTGAATTCCCGCCGACAGCACCAGCGCCACCACCACCACCGCCACCATAATCTACGGAACGACCATTCCCACCGGCATTACCTTGAGATGGATTTGTTGACGGAGTATTTCCTGCACCACCCGTACCTTGTGTTCCATTTTCGTTGTTTGCACCACCGCCACCACCAGACCCGCCAGCAATGCCATCCGCAGAAGTTGAAGTAGCCCTATAAGAACCCCCACCACCGCCACCAGACGAAGTAATAGTAGAAAACACAGAATCGCTACCATTTGTTCCGCGATTGTCGTTGAGGTTTATACCGCCAGCGCCACCAGCACCAACTGTGATTGTGTACGCAGTTCCCGGTGAGACAGATAGACCTGTCGAGGTTCTAAAACCACCAGCACCGCCACCACCAGCTTCTCCGCAACCGCCGCCAGCACCACCCGCCACGACAAGGTAGTTCACGCTCGTCACGCCAGCCGGAGCAGTCCAGATGCCCGATGAGTTGAATATCGCCATATTACTGGGCGAGATGTAGGAGATGATTACGATACCTGAACCGCCAGCGCCGCCGTTGTTTGTTGAGCCACTGCCGCTACCACCACCAGCACCGCCGCCAGTGTTTGCTGTTGCGTTAGATGCGTTTCCTGTGGACTGATCGTTTGCGCCGTCTGATGCACCGCCTTTTTGTGCTGTGGTTGCTGTACCGCCGCCAAGACCAGCAACACCAGCACCACCTCCATATGCAACACCAGCGCCACCACCACCAGCATAGTAGGTAGATGTTCCAGAAATTGAACTGGCAGTCGCTGTACCGCCATTGCCAGCGTTGTTCCCCGCCGCGTTTGCGCCAACACCGCCACTACCGCCACCCCCACCACCGCCATAAGGAGAGCCGCCACGACCGTTTCCGCCAGCATTTCCTTGACCTGATGTACCTGTTCCGCCAGTACCACCTGCGGAATCTGCACCTGCACCGCCGCCGCCAGAGCCGCCATTTTCTCCGTTTTTACCTGTTGGATATGTATATCCGCCGCCGCCGCCACCACCCGTAGAGGTTATAGATGAGAATACAGAATTACTGCCGTTCGCCCCGTTTGAATTTGATGTTCCTCCTGTACCACCAGCGCCAACGGTAACTGTGTAGGAAGTCCCCGGCGTTACCGCAAGTCCAGTTGCTGTTCTGTAACCACCAGCCCCACCACCACCCGCTAAACCACTACCACCACCACCACCCCCCGCTACGACAAGATAGTCAACCTGCGTAACACCCGTAGGGGCTGTCCACGTTCCTGATGCAGTGAATTGCTGGATGATGCGGTAACCAGCAACAGGCCAAATACTTGCCGCTTGATACGCAGCCGCCTGTTGCATAGTCCAGATACCATTGGCTACGCCTAATACCCCGCCAGTTGGTGTGGTAGGGCTTTTGGTGATGATCTTGCCTAGGTAGTCCATTACGTCTCAGCCTTCATATCGTGATGCTCCCTGAGCCAGTCCATTGGTAGACCCTGTAGCCGCCAGCAACGGTGATTGTCGGGGAGCCTGTTGTGGAGGTTGCTGCTGCAAAAGAGTCAGCGTAACGAACTATTACTATGCCTGAACCGCCAGCAGCGCCGCTGTAAGACCCGCCGCCAGACCCGCCAGCCCCGCCGCCTCTATTTGCAGTTCCAGCAACGCCAACGCCGCCATTGTTTCCATTGCCGCCGCCACCCGTTCCACCCGTTCCTATTGTGCCGCCCGAAGCAGAGCCACCTCCACCGCCACCAGCATAAGTAACTGAGGAGCCAGATATACTGCTCGCAAGGCCAACACCGCCGTTACCACCAACCGAAGGGTCTGCTGTACCCGCTGTACCCGTTGCACCAGCACCGCCACCGCCACCGCCGGATACGTCTGTGCCGTTAAGAGAACCCGCGCCGCCGTTATTTCCTTGACCAGCAGAAGCTGTGCCGCCATTCCCACCAACAGCACCACCACCGCCACCGCTGCCTCCGTTACCTCCGGGTAGTCCTTCTCCTCCAAGACCACCGCCATCAGAAGTAATTGAAGAAAAAACACTATTAACCCCAACGCTACCGGCAGCGCCACCAGCCCCTACTGTGACCGTATAAGTATTTCCAAGCGTCACAGCTAGGCCAGTAGCAGTCCTAAATCCACCCGCACCACCAGCCCCTTGCCCGTTACCACCAGATGCAGCCCCGCCACCGCCACCGGCAACGACAAGATACTCGACAGTAGGAGGGGGAGATAAAGGCCAACTACCAGCCGCCTGATAGACAAGCTGACTAATCTTTGTCCAGATTCCGGGTGCGCTAGACGTAGTAGCCAAAGGCGTAAGGTACTTAATAATGACTATGCCTGAACCGCCAGCAGCAGCAGCGCCGCTATTCCCACCACCGCCACCACCACCACCCGTGTTTGCTGTTCCCGACGTAGCTGGAGTAGCATCAGAACTACCAGCACCGCCACCAAAAGATGCGGTTCCGTTAGTCATATCGTATGACCCACCACCGCCACCACCCGCGTACTGCGTAGATGCACCTGAGATTGAAGAAGATAAGCCAGCGCCACCATTACCAGCAGCATTTGATGCCGCCGCAGTTCCAGCCGCACCCGCACCGCCACCGCCACCACCTTGCCTACCAGCAGCAGTTCCACCGTCAGGGCCACCAGTACCACCAGCGTTTCCTTGGCCTGATGGCGAAGCTGCACCACCAGCGCCGTTATTCCCTCCACTCCCTGCGCTACCACCGCCACCACTACCACCAGATACTCCTGCTACCAAGCCGTAAGAACCGCCACCGCCACCACCTGTTGAGGTTATGGACGAAAATACAGAATTGTTTCCAGCCGTTCCTGTACTGCCATTGCTAGTACTTCCTGCACCACCAGCGCCAACGGTTACTGTGTAAGAGTTTCCAGCGGTTACTGCAAAACCCGTAGCAGTCCGATACCCACCAGCGCCGCCACCGCCGCCGTTACTTTTACCCCCACCGCCGCCGCCAGCTACGACAAGATACTCAACCTGCGTAACGCCAGCAGGAGCCGTCCACGAAGTTGTACCAGAGGCGGTAAAGGTCGTAGCAGTAAATTGCGCGGCTAGTTTAAAACCGGCAGGGAAGCCGTGGATTGCCATTTAGGTGATTACTTCAAAGGAGGCTACATAAGTCAGCGCACTTCCCGTTCCTGAAGTCACACCAACAGACTGGTTCTCCGTCACATAGAACGAAGTGGTCTTGTCCGTAACAATCAGTGAGGCATTAGCAGGTACGCTGATCTGGTAGGCGATGTAGTAAGCCGTTCCACTTGCAAAGGTCGCGTTGTTTGCTATGGCGACCGAAGCTGCTGCCGCCGAGCCTGTAGTGTTCGACACGACAATGCTGTCGATCTTATTGACCGTTCCCGAAGCTGGAGTCAGACCAGTCAGAGCAGTCGTACCGTTGTGCGTCCAAGTTGCTACAGCACTTGTGCCAGATGGCAGCACATACGCAGTGTTGCCGTAGATACTTGTTACGTTGACAATATTAGGGTTTGCCATTACTTACTCCTCAAAAGGTACTCTATTGCTTTTGTCATGATTTCTGGACTTTCCTGTAAAAGACCTATACCAGTGTTGCAGCCATTACACAAAAGACCTCTTATAACTCCAGTGTCATGACAGTGATCTATATGCAATCCACGTTTAGTCTTCGGTTCAACGCCACAAATAGCACACTTTCCGTTATGCGCTTCACACAGCTTCATGAACTCATCTACGGTAATCCCGTACTTCTTTACCCGAGTAGATGCTTTCTTAACTGCGCTATACCCATGCCACCTACGCTTACAATTTATCTTATGACATTCTTTGCACGATTTGTTTGTTCTACGACCTAAATCATCTACATAAAACTTTGTGATGTCTGTCTCTCCGCAACCTACACAATGCGGTGTCTTCTTAATTGACTCTGATTGACTGATGCGATACGCAGGGTCTGACCAACGAGCCTTCGCTAAGTCACCTTGAGTTTTTCTTTGTTCTTCAGTCCACATTTTGTTTAGTTAGAATCCAAAAACTAAAACCCAAATATAAGTGCCATCGCAATACTCTTGCCTGTTGAGATGCCCGTGTTTGCCACCCAAGTGGGGGCAGTCGATGCGCCGTTTGTCTGAAGAATATAACCAGACGTTGATGCCGATAGCTTAGTAAATGCTGTCGAACTTGATGCGTAAATAATATCACCCACGGTGTACGAGGCGAACCCAGTGCCACCGTTCGCAGCAATTAGCGTCCCGGCTACTGTCACCGCCCCGCTCGTTGCGGTGGATGGCGTAAAGCCTGTCGAGCCAAAGGTAATCGTCGTGACAGGGGCCGTGACTGCATTGGACGCCAACAGCTTCACAGTCCCCGCAGCGTTCTTAAAGTAAAGTTTCTCGTCAGTAGTATTGAGCGCCAACTCACCCGCGACAAGGTTCCCCGAAGTGGGGACTGCCGCAGCGGTTGGGCTGTAGTACAGCGAGATAGGCGTGTAGTTTGTTTGTGCCATTTTAGAATGTACCTCCGAAAATACCAGTTGTTGCCGTCACAGTCGTAGCCGCCACAGTTGTGAAGGCTCCCGTTGTTGTTGATGTTGCACCCACAGTGCCGTTGATGTTTATTGAAGCGGTTCCAGTCAAGTTAGTGACCGTACCGCTTGACGGTGTACCCAAAGCCCCACCGTTGACTACAAACGCTCCTGCAGAGCCTGTATTGACCCCTAGAGCCGTTACAACGCCCGTACCCGTAGTCGTAGTGCTTGGAGCTACTCCAGAACCCCCGCCGATCACAATCGCACTGGCAGCAAGGACGGCAGAGGTTGCCCAAGTCGATGCACTAGAGAAATAAACGATACCGCCAGAAGTGCCTGCTACCGTAAATGCTGGAGTCGTAGTCGGCGTGGCTACAGTAATGATGCCGCCAGTAAAGCCAACAGTAGTGACCGTTCCTGACGTTGCAGGTGCTGCCCATGTTGGCGCACCGCTTGTCGTAGCCGTTAATACCTGACCAGTGGTTCCAGCAGCAGTAGCTACGGGTACAGCACCCGCGCCACCGCCGTACACCACACCGTACTGCGTAAGAAGCGCCGAGGACGTTATAGTTCCAGTTGCCGTGTAAGCGGGAATTCCACCGCTAGTCCCAGCCGTAAGCCCTGTGCCGCCGTTAGCGACAGCCAACGTCCCTGCAACAGTTACCGCGCCAGTCGTAGCGGTAGAAGGGGTAAGCCCAGTCGTGCCAAACGTGATCGAACTGACGCCAGATCCAGCGCCAGAGAACTGCGCCCATGTTATTGGAGTCGTCCCTAAAGTCCCGCCAGCGTTTGAGGTACACACCCAGCCCGTGTCAGCCTGTGTAGTTCCCGTCTCGACAAATACATACGCACCGGGAACCTGCGCCCAAGTGTTCATGTCCGTCGAGCGAGTCCAAGCCCCCGCCGCTACGTCATAGATACCGTTGTTTTGCGACAGGGTTTGGTTCTTGACCAGACACCGATCAGCCGCAATCAACGCAATTCCATCTACCGTCTGCGTGCCAGATAGCGTGATATTTACCGTAGTTGCCGCAACTACTGAAGCCTTGGTATCAAGTCCTTGCGCTACGGTATCGACATAAGACTTGTTCGCTATGTCGGTTGAATTGGAAGGGGTCGTTGAAATCGTCCCAGTTGTCAGCGTGACGGCGTTAATTGTCGTGTTAGTTGCGCTAGTTATCTGACCCTGCGCATTAACCGCAATGACAGGAACAACCAACGAAGATCCGTAAGTAGCCGCCGCAACGCCTGTGACATCAATGCTAATCGTCCCTGACGAGGTGATAGGGCCACCTGTAAGCCCCGTACCAGTGCCGACTGATGTAACGCCTGACCCAGTAGCAAACGCCGTCCAGACGCCTCCCTTGACCCCTTCAAAGGTCGCTGCAGTGGAGTTGTAGCGGATGTTTCCGTCTGTCGTCGTACCGCGTTGTCCAGTCGTACCCGCAGGCAAAACCATCCCGCCAGTGCCGGGAATCGTCGGATTTGAAGTTATGGATACCGTAGGATTTCCACCGACTCCAGTTCCGTTCGCTACGTCAATCTGATTAGCCGTACCCGTGATCGTTGAGCCAGTAATAGCGCCACCAGTCGATAAGGTAACCAACCCGTTAAAACTGGCATTTGCAATGTTGAGCATCTGCCCAGACAGTGAGACTGTCGGATTACCCGCAATACCGTCCCCATCAGCTACCGCAAGACCTGTAGTACCCGCCGCAACAGAACGGTTAATTAACGTAGTTGCGTTAGTCTTTACCTGTATCCCTGCGCTAGAGCTAACCAGCGAGGACAACGCCCCAGTGGTCGTAATATTAAATAGACCCTGCGCACCGCCGTCAGTAGTGACAAGACCGTTTGTAGCGCCTATATACCGACTATTTGAAAGAGAAGATTGAAGACCAACAGTCAAGAATGTCTGCGTCTGTGACGGTGAGGCAGAGATAGCACCCGTAGTCGTCTGGACGGTTTGCCCATTTTGGACGATAGGTACAGCTTCCGTCCCGGTAATCGCACCGGCTGCTGGGAGTTGCGTGATCTGGATATTAGCCATAGTTAAGTGCTTAATGAGTCCAAATTACCAGTATTAGAGGGCGTCTGCGTATTTTGCTGTGGAGAAATTATAGAGTTCCCATACGCTCCAGTTATCAGATCGTTTGTATCCACAGCTATGTTCGCGTCAGGTCGAGGAAACCTAATCGTAATGCGTTCAGTCTGCCTAGCAGCAAGTCGGTACGGGTCAATATTATCCTGACATCCCTCGTTGCAGACCTGAAGGCCGGGGAAGTTAGGGTCAGACCGCATGACCGATTTAGCCCTCTTCATACGGCATCTATCGCAAATAGCAATAGAAAGTACCGCATTCCCGAGGGTGCTAAGAAACCGTGGCATCAGCGTGTATAAACCGAAATATTCGGGGCTAGGTAGATCGGACTCTTGTCACGCTCTTCCTGCTCCGCATCAAAGAAGAATTTATCAGCCATCTTCTCTAGGTAGGTAATTCTATCAGCCTGCACTCCGGGCAACTCTAGCGCCATCCTATGCGCCAAAGTCATCACGATAGCCTCATACCACCGCTGCGGGATTTGCAATGAGTCCTGCAATGACCCGACATCCTCGATCTGGTTGTGACACCAGACCGTGATTTGAACGAAAGGGTCAGATGGGGTAGGCCACAAGTATATCGTCGGCTGAGGAATTGTCCTGTCAAACCAGAACTGAAACGGCTGGTTAGACGTAAAGTTCTTATTCGGCAGGTTCGTGTAGTCATCACGGTTAAGCCGTGACATCTGAATCTCTGTGCTGTTGTTACCTACATAGAACTCACGCAAAGCCAAAGTTGCCCCGTTAGAGGCACGAATGCGGTAAAAAGTAACAGATTGACCCGGATCTATGTCCGTCCACACCCATTGATTGTCATAGACCGTGATCGCCCCAAGACTACTTAGCGTAGACCACGTTACGTTGTCGGTAGAATACTCAAGCGTAATCGTCCAAGATGCGGATCCACCGCCTGATACATAAGGCAGAAAACCGATAGAGCCAGCATAGATGGGGTTGTCAGTACCGTAACTGACCGAAATATTGCCGTTTGCGGATGTCTGCTGACAAAAAGTATCTACATCGTTATCGTAGACGTTTGCGACGACACCGCCAGCCGAGGTAGCGTAATTGCCCACAGGACGATTCAAAGTCCTGTACAGCGTGTTCAGAACGTCTACCGTACCTACGGGGAGGGCGTAGATGTACTTGTTAGCCGTAACACCAAGAACCGTCTTAGTAATCGCCCAGTATTGGATACCGCGATTGGCAAGATTGGAAAGCAAGAAGAACAGGCTCTCACGCGCAGTTATCTGCTGCTCAGACGTTAGCTCTTCAGCTAACTTGCCGCATCGCCGCGCACCGTGATCGATAAGCTGCTGAACATCGATTACGGTCTGACCAACAGTGCCTGAAGTCGCCATTGATATTTACCAGCCCGGACAATTCCAGCGTTTTAAGGAGGCTTTTGCTCTTGGAGCATCACCAGATGCGTGCTTAACAACACCAGACATACGCGCACAGAAAGAATTCTTACGAGCGCCACCTTGCGGTTGAGGTGCTTTTAAGTTACTTCCCGTCTCTCTATTATACTTATCGCGGCCTTTCTGAGTAAGACCCGCACCTTGCTTTGTAGAAAGTTTTTCACCGCGACCAATAGCTAGTGATGGATTCTTTTTTGCCATAGTCAAAACCTGTACTTAGCTGTTTTCTTAGCTATGCTTTTGGGTTGAGCCACAAACTGCTTACCCGCCGCTTTACCTTGCCTCTTAGCTTTAGTTGTCGCCGCGTATTCAGCAGAAGACAATGACTTTATAGCCGCTTCAGGAAGATACCTCTCGCCTGTCTTTGACGAAGGCTTGCCTGACTTAGTACGCCATTTTTGATCACCCCAACTTTTGAGGGATTGCTGTGGCGCTTTCAATCTGAGTACCCGCCGCCAGCAGCCTTATAGCGTTTGGCTACAAGTTGAGCTTTTCTGGCTGACCACTGCCCAGCCCCAGTACCTTGAACCGCAGCCGCTTTAACGCTACTGACAATACGCTTGCGCATCTCAGGCTTGGTGTAATTGCCAGCGGCATTTACCTTTCCACCTTTGTCCATCTTTTTGTCAGCATTAACAAACTCTTTTCCTACTTTTGTAGGAACACCCACCTTCTTGGCAAAATCAGGGTTGTGCGCAACTGCCGCCATTAAACGGTGCTGAGATGGTGATTTGCTTGGCATGGTTAGTCTGGGTTCTTGATGTAGATGCCTTCAAATTCAGCAGACACATTAGAAGCCCCTGCTGAAGCAATTGCTCTAATTTCAATGTCTGTCTTTTCAGCAAAAACAAGAG